AGAAGAAAAGATACTTGATGTATCAAAGCAAAACATTCTGCATACACACAATCTAGTTAAAAAGGTAGCAACACTACAGCCTGAACTACGCATGGTTCGTCTTACATCGGATATGTTGCCTTTCTACACAATGGAAGGCTGGCAAGACTTTTGGCATGATAAATCAATGCAAGATAATCTAGCACGATGGTTCGCACCCATTGGTGAAACTGCACGGGCACATGATGTTCGTCTTAGTTTTCACCCTGACCAATTTGTAGTTTTAGCTAGTGACCGTGAAGAAGTAGTAAATAAGAGTATTGAAGAATTTGAATATCATGTTGACATGGCCCGCATGATGGGTTATGGTAAACAGTTTCAGGATATCAAAATCAACGTACATATCAGTGGTCGTAAAGGTCCACAGGGCATTCGTGATGTGTATGGAAGACTGTCACCCGAAGCCCGTAACACACTTACACTAGAGAATGAGGAATATACACATGGACTACTTGACTGCTTATCACTATCTGACCTCGTGCCTACGGTCATGGACATCCATCATAATTGGGTACGTGAAGGAGAATATATTGACCCATCTGACGATAGGGTTAAGAGGGTTGTTGACAGTTGGAGGGGTGTTCGCCCTACTATGCATTACAGTGTTAGCCGCGAAGATGTACTCGGAGACTTTTCCGTTACTGATCGCCCAGAGTTGGAGCGTTTGCTAGCTAATGGACATAGCAAACAGAAACTCAGGGCACATAGCGACTACTACTGGAATGATGCTGTGAACGATTGGGCATTGACATTCTGTGATAACTTTGATATCATGTGTGAGTCAAAGGCAAAGAATCTTGCCAGCTTTAAATTATTTGAAAGATATAAAAATGGGACTATTTGATAGATTTTTTAACGGGAAAGCAAAAGAAAAAGCACTAATAGCATTAGCCGTAGCTGAAACTCCGCTAGCACCTGAGGTAAAGAAACCACGCAAACCACGCAAACCTAAAGAACCTAAGGTAAAGAAGGAAGAACCAGTCACATCAGACAAAGAGAAAGCCAATCAGTTAGGTTTGCCGTATGTTAATATATTAAAGATGGAATTAGATCCATACGATATTAACACTGGTGCATTTGAACTTGATTGGAATGATAAATTCATCTTAAATCTTATTCGTGCAGGATATAAGATTCGTGATGACGATACAGATACTATCATTGCCGAACGCTGGTTTCAATCGGTATGTCGCAATGTAGCACTTGAACTCTATGAACAGCAGCAAGCTGATCCGGAGAATAGAGCAATGGCTTCGGAAATGAGAGTGGTCCGTGCTAAGGACCTAGGAGATGGGCGTACAGAAGTCAGCTAAAAAGGTTGACGGTTAATGGATTTCATGTTATAATTCTCTTTTCAACAACTCATAGGAGTAATATATGTCTTTTCCCTTAACATTTAACGTAATCAATCGTGACCCAGATGAACGTCAAATTGACAATATCTTAGAACGTGACCCAGGACATTATAAACAAAATTCTATTGCTCAACTAGCTGCAAAAGTTGACACTGGTACCAATACAGATTTTATTTCGGCACAAGAACGATTCAAAACTCTGAAAACAGTTTTTGATCCAGCTGATATGCCCATTGCGGCACAAATTCCATTGGGTCTATTAATGAGTGACGAAGATATTCAACGTGAAATTGATGTACCTCACGCTACACATATTTTTTCTTACTATGATCCGCAACGTGTGCAATCTATTCAGGTAGTCAAGGCAGTAGGCAAAGAAGAATATACAATTGTCAATGGACAACACACTGGAACTACTACCGCACTAATCATCATGTCGGGATTGATGAAAGGCTGGAAGGCAAAAGATTGGAAAAAGTTCCCAGTCAATGTAACTTATATCGAAACCAATGACCGTAGCAAGGCACGTGAAACATTTGCATTGATGAACGGTGAAATGTCTAAAGAGATTACTACTTTTGATCATTGGAAGCAACATTACTTGTCTGTACGTTTGGACCAAAGCGGCAATCCAAAGTATCTGCATACTTACAAACTGATTCAACTATTACGCAAATATAATTGCACCCCACTACCTGAAGGTCATGATGACATTGGTCAAGCAGGTGCAATTACTCACTTGAACGCAGTTGAAACTGCTGCCAAAAACGAAAACTATGAACGTCTTGAATTTATTCTTATGAATCACGACAAGTATTGGAATTCTTTGCCAGTTGATAACAGTGAATTTGGTTTGTATGGTAGTTTGCTGGACTTGACAGAAGATGAAAACATTTCTCACTCTACCAAAGAGTGGGATGTTTTTATGACTGACCTACATGCAGTTATTCAAAAGGTATTTAAAGGTATGACTAAATTGCGTAGCAGCGCAAAGAAAGCATACAAGAAATATCGTTATGACTTGTTTGCAGATAAGAACGCCAGTTCACCGTTTACTGTTGAGTTGTATGTAGCATACAAAGTGTACCGGCTACTTGGTGGAACGTTTGATATTCCTAAGTTGCAGACAATGTATTTGCATAAGAATATTGATGTTATCAACTATCTATCTAAATCAGAAGTTGACCATATCAATACATTTGTTACTGGTAAAGTTAAAATTAAAGGTAAAGAAGTAGTAATTCCTACTGCTACCAAAAAAGGTAAGTAATGAACGAATTCTTTTATATTATGGTGTTATCACACAACCAAAAAGTTGGATTTGGTATCACTGGCTCAGTAAATACTAGGATTTATGATTATATTGCTGGGTCTGCTGAACTGCAATCTTTCAAGTATCTTTATTATGGAGATAAAGAACATATTGCTTTGGTCGAGTCAACCTTGAAAAAAGAATGGAGACGCCATCTTTGGTCAGTGTTCAAAGGTAATAAATGGAAACTAGAAGTACTTGATCCACTTAGTGGTATCTCTGCTGAGGATGTAAAAGATTGGGTAGATCAAACTATTGTCAAACTTGATTTGCCAATTAGGTGTGTTAAAGGTGAGTGGTTGCCCTATCGCGGAGATAAACGGGTAACACGTAAATATATTAACTTGAACCCAGATTTATACCTTGAGCCATAAAATTTGACTTTATATAAATAGTAGCATATAATACAAACATGAAATACGCACTAATTGATACCGCAAATACTTTCTTTCGTGCCCGTCACATTGCCTCACGCAATAGTACGACTGAGGAGAAGGTAGGCATGGCACTACATCTTACATTAGCAAGTACTAATCAAATCGTTAAACGTTTTGGAATTGGTCATGTGGTATTCTGTACCGAGGGCAGGTCATGGCGCAAGGACTTTTATAAGCCTTATAAAGCTAATCGTATTGTAGACACAATGTCTCAGACTGAGGCAGAGGTAGAAGAAAATAAATTATTTTGGGACACCTACGAAAAATTTACAACTTATCTTAAAGACCGCACAAACACTAGTGTCCTGCGTGATCCTAAGGCTGAGGCTGATGACTTGATTGCAAGGTTTATTCACTTGCACCCTGATGATGAACATTTTATCATCAGCAGCGATACAGATTTTTTACAATTAATCGCACCAAATGTTCGGCAATATAATGGTATCACTAATGAATTAATTACACTTGAAGGCTACATCAAAGACAATGGTAGGCCTGTACTAGATAAGGAAAAGAATCCTAAACTACTTGAGGATCCACAATATATCCTTTTCCGCAAGTGTATGCGCGGTGATGCAACAGACAACGTATTTTCAGCTTTTCCCGGGGTGCGTGAAAAAGGTTCAAGTAAGAAAGCTGGATTGATTGAGGCTTATGCTGACCGTGAAAAACAAGGCTACACCTATAACAATCTGATGTTGCAAAGGTGGGTTGACCATGAGGGCCAAGAGGTCCGTGTGCGTGATGCGTATGAACGCAATCGGGTACTGATTGACTTGACAGCACAGCCAGATGATGTTAAACTATCAGTAGATACAAATATTCGTGAGGGTGTGCGTACAACTACTATTCCTCAAGTGGGAATTCACTTGATGAAGTTTTGTGGTAAGTATGAATTGAACAAAATTGCAGAGAACGCAGAGACCTATGCTAAATGGCTTAACAGTCCTTATACAGGTGTACTAGCATGAAATATATTTTGGTTAC